CACTGGTACCCCGCATTTGCAGGGTTACCTGTGGACATGCCGACCTCACACGCTGCAGCAGGTCAAACGCAAGTGTCCTGGTGCAGCGGTTTTTGTTCCGGGAACCTCTAAGGGTCCTGACTACTGGCTACGCTCCGGCCACGAAGGCCGTGTCGGCTATTGTTTCAAGGAGTCCTCCGGTGAACAACATGGCATGCCTCCGACCGAGGCGGAGCATGCCGCTCAATGCCCCAAGGGCCAGGGCACTAACGCTGCCCTCATTTCAGTCAAAGAGGCTATCGACGAAGGCAAGAATGTCGAGGCCCTCATGGCCGACGTCGAGTACTTCGGCGTCTTCGCCAAGCACCAGAAATTCTTCGAGTCCTACCAGGCGGCCCGTCGCATGCGCACCAAGTTCGAGAAGCCCCAGGTCATTTGCTATTATGGCAAGACAGGCGTCAACAAGACTCGTCGGGTGTACGACGAGAACGCCTACTCCAACCTCCATGAGTTCTACGTGCACACGCCCCAGATGGGCCAGTGGTTTGACGGCTACGCCGGCCACGAGATCGTCCTCTTCGAGGAGTTCCGCGGCCAGGTCCCATTCGGGATGCTCCTCACGCTCCTCGATGGGTACCCTAAGATCCGCGTCCAAGTGAAAGGGTCCACCGTTTTCTGGAGCCCCAAGCGGATTTTTCTCACCTCGTCCCTCCATCCCACACAGTGGTATAAGGCGCTAGACACAGATGACAAAGTCGACCAGCTCCTGCGTCGGATCGACCAGATTGAGCTTCTCACCTGATGGCTTATGGATACGGAATGCGCAAGCGTGGACGTAGCTATGGTGCTCGTAGCCGTACTGCTCGCAGTGTTAGGCGCAAAGTCCCCCTCCCTAAGAAGAAGCGTACGACGCGCTCTTACGCGCGCACAAACGCCCTCGCCGTCCGAAAGTGCATGCGAGACGTCGCATACCTGAAGCGTGCTAGCTACGGTTCGGTTCAGAAGAACTTACAAGTGCTCACTCGCCCTCTCCAGCCCACGGGCGTTCAGCCCTGTTTCTGCGTCATCAACGACGTGCAAGCAGACAATCCCGTTTCGGGTGCCCCTGGTGCCCCTTGGTACCAGCTCAACACTGGCGGTGCCTCCACCGTCGTGTCCAATTTTGCTCGCAACAATGATACGTTCTGGGACTCCCAGAACCAGGATATCGTCGACACTGGCAAATACTACCTCTCCGCACTCAAGCTCACCTTTCGCGTGGCTTGTATTCCCGAGAACAACGTTCAGATTTCCAATCGTCGCGTTCGCATCGACATCTTCAAGCAGCGTTCCTCTGCGCTCAAGACTCCGGCTACTTTCTCCGACATTCAGCAGCTCCCGTCTGTGAATGCTCAGACGCGCCTTTCTAACATGGCGCGCCCCGATCTCAACAAATTCAACCCTGAATTCTTCGATCTCATCATGACCAAGTGGGTGTTTCTCAACCCCAGCAAGACTGATGGCACCGACAAGGGCACTGGTGCTGCCATCAAGTACGTCAGCATGGACGTTCCATCCAAGTACCTCGGTCTGGTGACTCAGCAGATCACCGACCCATCGACTCCAGACGACCCCTCTGGACCTGGATTTGGCGTCAGCCAGATGCCAATTTCGAAGCGTCTCTGGTGCATGGTCAGTTCCGACATCGGCAATACTGTGCCATCTCCGCAATTCCCTGACATCCAGATCACCTGCCAGCGCTACTGCAGCTTCCGCGACTCGATCGGAGCCTCCGCTCTTTAGAGCAGACCTCCTGCACGAAAAAAATCTTTGATTTTTTTTCGTCGTGCAGCGTCAGAAGAAAATGAAAATGAAAATTGTGCAGTGTCACATTTGCCCATGGACGCAAAAATGAAAACTCGTATAAGACCCCCGAAAATGTGGTCAAGCATATATTACTTGACCACTTCTTATCAAAGAAGTCAAAAAGCAAAAAATGGCTCCGGTGCCCAAGCACCAATCTTTTTGCTTTACTCACAACAATTACAGCGCAGATGATGTGAAACGGTACCAAACGTTCACTTCGTCGTTCTGTCAATTTGTTGCATGGGGCTGTGAGACAGCCCCGTCCACTGGTACCCCGCATTTGCAGGGTTACCTGTGGACATGCCGACCTCACA